TGCAAAATAACCTAAAATAAAGCATGGAAAAGGGAAAACCAGGTAGAAAAAGAAAGTTAGCAAGTCTTACAGAAGAAGACTATAAACAGATTAGCGCATGGGCTGGAGATGGCTTAAATGAAAGCCAAATAGCTACTTTACTTAATGTAAACATCTCAACAATTACCAGAGAAAAGAAACGTAATGAGCAATTCGCGCACGCTATAAAAAAAGGAAGATACAAAGCGGTGCAACTGGTAGCAAATAAAGTTTTTGAAAACGCGATGGATGGCAAAGAAACTTCAGCCATTTTCTTTCTCAAAAACCGCGACCCAGATAACTGGGCGGACCGCCAGGAAGTAAATTACAATTTAGATCTTAAGAATGTTCTCACCAGCGCGCGCTCTAGGATCATAGACCATCGCCCGACCTCGCTACCCAAGCGCACGCAAGCGCCAACAGCGAGCGCTAGCGAGGGCGAGAATGATTAACGGGGTTAGATGCGGGCATAGTTTTTTAAAACTCCCTTTTTAACTAATGCAAGCTCTCAAAAAATCGCATTTAACCCCCCCTTCGGCGATGTGGCGGTGGTGATATATGTATAACTACTCAACTAAAATTTTTTAATTTTTTTTTAATATGAAATATGGTGTAAAACTAGAAAAGGAATTGATGACCGAACTATGGTCAGGACCAATCAAAGACAACCCAGTAAACTTTGTTAAGTATGTATTCCCATGGGGACAGAAAGACACCCCCCTTGAAGAGTTTAAAGGACCAAGAAAGTGGCAAGAAAAAATTTTGCGAGAAATGGCAATACACATTGAGCGAAACAATGTATTAGATTTACCAGAGATGTTTAGACTAGCCGTAGCCTCTGGTCGTGGTATTGGTAAATCTGCACTAGTCGCATGGATCATTCTATGGATGCTCTCCACGCGCCTGGGGTCAACCATTATTGTTACCGCTAACACCGAACAACAGCTCAGATCAAGAACATGGGCGGAGCTAGGTAAATGGCTCACGCTCGCTATCAACTCACATTGGTTCACCAAAACAGCTACCACGATAAAACCCGCACAATGGTTTGAAGATGCGCTAATTAATGACCTCAAGATAGATACTGGTTATTACTACGCGCAAGCGCAGTTATGGAGCGAGGAAAACCCAGATGCGTTTGCAGGTATCCACTCATCATACGGCGTATGTTTGATTATGGATGAAGCATCGGGTATTCCCGCGCCCATCTACTCCGTCAGCGAAGGGTTCTTCTCCGAACCCACGCGCGATAGGTACTGGTTTACTTTTTCCAACCCGCGCCGAAACACAGGGCCATTCTACGATAGCTTTAACTCTAAACAATCCTTTTGGAAAAACGAACAAATAGACTCGCGCACAGTCGAAGGCACAGACCAAAAGCTCTTTCAAACGATGATTGAGCAGTACGGCGAAGATTCCACAGTCGCGCGCGTGGAGGTGATGGGCGAGTTTCCATCGGCGGATGACGATACAGTCATACCAATGAGCTTAGTCAAAGCTGCTATCGATAGGGATGTATCACTTACAGCTAACGCGCCGATTATATGGGGATTAGATGTCGCACGTTTCGGCGGTGACAACTCCGCGCTATGTGTTAGACAAGGTAATCATGTGATGAGTATCAAGTCATTTAAGTCTATGGATCTGATGCAGTTATGCGGTGTGATTAAGAATATGTACGATGAATCTACTGCGATAGAAAAACCACAAGAAATATTGGTAGATGTCATCGGCTTGGGCGCAGGCGTGGTGGACAGGCTCGCCGAGCAGAACTTACCAGTACGCGGGATTAATGTTGCAGAAGCTCCCGCGACTAAAAAGAATTATTTAAACCTACGCGCGGAGTTATGGTTTGCGATTAAGGATTGGCTGGCGCAGCGTGATTGCAGGCTGCCTAGTGATGATGATCTTGTCGCTGAATTGGCTGCGCCATTGTATAAATATACCTCTACTGGCAAAATAAAGATAGAATCAAAAGACGAAATGCGCAAGCGCGGGATTAAATCACCAGACAAAGCAGATGCACTTGCTTTGACTATGGCATCCTCTGCTGCAAGTTTTGGTGGAAGCACTAGCTTTTTAGGTTATAATTTCAGACAACCACTAAAATCTAGAATAATCAGAGTAGGGTAATTTATGGCAAAGCAATACAAAGAAGAAGAAATCAAGGCTATCTCAGAAGAAGAAAGTAAGTCTATTGATTTAGTCGGCGTGATTAAATCCGAGATGGATGACGCTAAAGATTTTATACACCAAGTCGGCGCGGAAAGAGCTGAATCCACAGAATACTATCTTGGTAACGAGCCAGAAGGCACTAGCTCACTACAGTCAGAATTTGTATCTACAGATGTTAGAGAAAGCATTTTATTTATGTTGCCGTCTATCATGCGTACTTTCTTTGGTACTAAGAAGATTGTTGAGTTTGTACCCAAAGGACCAGAAGATATCCAACTAGCCGAACAGCAAACTGATTATATTAATTATATTATTCAGCAAAAGAACCCAGGCTTCCAAGTGCTGTATGATGTATTCAAAGATGCACTTGTTAGAAAGACTGGTTTTGTCAAAGTGTTTTGGGATGATTCAGTAACTGCTACCACGCACGAATACACTAACTTAGATCCGCAATCCTACCAAGCGTTAATACTAGATAAAAATGTTGAGATAGTAAAAGAGTCAGTAACCAACGAGACGATAATAACTTTTGATCCTATCAGCCAACAAGAAGTCACCCAAGAAGTGCCTGCTAGTTACGACCTAACCATTAGAAGATTAAAACCAAAAGACCAAGTTTGCATAGAATCTATACCGCCTGAAGAAGTTTTAATATCAAGACACGCACGCGATATAGAATCTGCATCTTACGTTGCGCACCGCATGATTAAATCTGTATCTGATTTAGTGGCAATGGGTTACGATCAAGAAGAAATAGAACAATACGCAGGCTACGGCGGTAGTGCGTTAGATCCTGAAAGCTACGAAGAACAAGAAGCTAGAAACCCATTTGACAATATGGTCTACCCAGATAGAAACGATGCTGGCGGTAAAGATGTGTTATACATAGAACATTACTTGTTTTATGACTTTGATGGCGATGGTATTGATGAACGTATCAGAGTTTGCACCGCAGGCAACGGCTTAGAAATATTAAACGTAGAGCAATGGGATGAGCTACCAATATGTATGTTCTGCCCTGATCCAGAACCGCACACAGCTATAGGTTCATGTCCTGCTGATTATCTTAAACCAATACAATCAGCTAAGTCACAAATTATGCGTGACACTTTAGATTCACTCGGTCATTCAATCTTCCCACGCATGGGTATTGTTGAAGGACAAGTAAATATAGACGATGTACTAAACACCGACATAGGGCAACCTATTAGGATGCGTGCGCCAGGAATGGTACAACCATTTGCTGTGCCGTTTGTGGGTAAAGAAGCGTTCCCAGTACTAGGATATTTGGACGAAGCTAAAGAAAACAGAACTGGCGTATCCAAAGCATCAGCTGGCTTAAACGCAGACGCTCTACAATCCAGCACCTCAACAGCTGTATCAGCTACTATGAGTGGCGCACAAGGTAGAGTAGAACTTATTTGCAGACATTTTGCTGAAGGTGGCTTAAAAACCATGTTTAAAACAGTAAATAGCTTGGTAATCAAGCACCAAAACGCGCAAGATGTGTTTAGATTGAATGGTAAATTTATCCCTGTAGACCCAAGATATTGGGATAATGACAAGGATTTAGTGGTAAATGTAGCTATATCTAAGTCATCTGACGAAGAAAAGTTCCAAGTGTTAGCACAATTATCGCAAAAACAAGAACAAATCATGGCAACGCTAGGACCACAGAATCCTCTAGTGTCAATGCAACAATACGCTAATACTTTGACTAGAATGATAGAGATGGCTGGTTTCCAAGACGCGCAAAGCTTTATCAATACAGAAGTTCCGCCGATGCCTCCGCAAGCGCCTGAGCAACAAAAGCCAGATGCAGCTGAAATGCTTGCACAAGCTGAAGCAATGAAGGCACAGGTCAGCGCACAAAAGGCAATGATCGATGCTGAAACCGATAGAATGAAAATCATCATGGATGACGACAGACAAAGAGATATTGAAGAGGCACAACTTAGAGTCAAAGCGCTAGAGCTACAAGCTAAGTACGGCGCACAAATTAATATCGCAGAAATCAACGCAGTAATGGAAAGAGACAGAGAAGGAATAAGACAAAATGCAAAAGCTCAAGCTCAAGGATTATTTACAAACAATGTCCCACCACAAAATATTTGATATTGAAGTAATTGTGGATGACATGGTTTATGTTGGTAAAGAAATTAGAGCGAAGGACAGAAATCACGCAATGCAGATTATGTCTGTAATGTCAGGTGGACAAGTAACACAAGATTCTGAAATAATTTATTACGAAGAAAGGATGGTACATTAATGAAATACTTAAAAATAGCATGGGAATGGATTAAAAAGATCACCCTAAAGATTGTAGGCTGGATTAAATATGCCTATAACAAAGTTGCAGGTTGGTTAGATAACTTACTAGAACCTAAACCAATCATTAAAAAAAGAGGCAGACCTAGGAAGAAGAAATAATGGTAGCACCAAGAAAAGGCAAAGCAAAAGTAAAGATTACCAAGTCTGGTAAAAAAGTAAGTTACGGACAAGCAGGCAAAGCTAAAGGCGGTGGACCAAGGGTTAAGCCAGGAACATCTAAAGGCGATTCATATTGCGCTAGAAGTCTAGGTATAAAGAAAAGATTATCTAAGAAAAAACAAAACAACCCCAACACTCCTAACAACCTATCAAGAAAAAGATGGAAATGTTCTGGAGCTAAATCAAGAAGAAAATAAGGAGATAATATGCCAAGAGGACTATACGCAAATATACACGCTAAAAGAAAAAGAATTAAAGCTGGTTCTAATGAGAAGATGAGAAAGCCTGGAACTAAAGGCGCACCTACAGCTAAGGCTTTTAAGAAAGCAAAGAAAACAGCTAAGAAAAGAAAGTGAAGTTTATAAGTTACCTTATAGATAAATTTTTAGAACGATCATTCCAAAAAACAGAAGATAAACTAACACAATCTAAATGAACGACATCGTTACCTTGATAACCGAATTAGGTTTTCCTATAGCTGCGGCCATAGGTCTAGGTATGTTTGTTTGGAAACTAATTAACAGAATCATAGATGGTATGGAAACTAAATTAGATACTGTAGATGAAAAAGTTAATACATCACTCACAGCCATGGAAGAAAGACTAGGCACAAAACTAGACACACAACATGGTATTTTAGTAGCATTGATAGATAGAGTTAGATCACTAGATAATGAAATTATCAGACAAGACACTATGATTAAAACTATGTTAGGAGTTCCACAGTTAATAGACACTAACAAAATAGCTAAAGCAAAAAGAAATGACAAAAGGAAAGATTAGTTTATTAGTATTATGTTTATCTGTATCAGCAGATGAAATGGTACATAAATTTAAGTCACCATCGTTCTCTGGTGTTGGCACATCTGCACATTATCTAACTATAGAAAACCAAATGCACACTAGAAAGATGACGTTAAAAGCAGAGATAAAAGCGTTGCAAGATGAAATAGAAAGAGACAAAGAAAATACTACACTAGCAAGGTTTATAAGAAACTTAGAATCAAGAATCTATGCACAGCTATCAAGACAATTAGTAGAGAACCTGTTTGGTGAAACTGCAAGCACTAGTGGTATTTTAGAGTTAGAAGGCAATACTATAGAGTATAATGTTATAGACGGAATAATAACTTTAACAATAACAGATGCAAATGGTGATACAACGACTATATCTTTGCCTATTGGCAACTTTACTTTCTAGTTGCGCAATAATAATAGATCCGTTAGAAAACAACCTACCACCATTACAAAAAATAGAAAAGCCAGAAATAGGTTCATTACTTGTACCTGAGCTTGCTAACATAAAAGCAAACAATAAAGCCAAACCAGTAGTAGCTATCTACGCAGGATCATTTACAGATCAAACTGGTCAAAGAAGAAGCAACAGCACTTACGCAACTTTCTCATCAGCAGTAACACAAGCACCAGACGCATACTTAATTAGAGCCTTAAAACATGCAGGTATAAATCATAATGGTTTTTTTGAAGTAGTAGAGCGAGTTGGTTTAGATCATGTAACTAAAGAAAGACAGATCATAAGAAGCACCAGGCAAGAGTTTAAAAAAGATACCAAATTACAACCACTTATGTTTGCGGGTTTAATAATGCAAGGTGGCGTGATATCATACGAAAGTAACGTAAAGAGTGGAGGTGCTGGAGCTAGATACCTTGGAATAGGAATGTCTAGGCAGTACAAACAAGATACAGTTACCATCTCCTTACGTACTGTATCTGTGAGTACGGGTAAAGTATTACTAGAAGTATTAGTAACTAAAACGATATTAAGTGCATCTATAGATCAAGATATCTTTCGTTTTATTAGTGATTCAACCGAACTAGTAGAAGTAGAGAGCGGTTTAGTCAGGAACGAGTCAATCAATATAGCACTACAAACAGCGATAGAAACTGCTGTTTTACAAACTATAAAAGAAGGAACAAATAGAGGATATTGGAATTATGAAGAATTTAAAACAATTGATTGCGATGACGATTGTCTTACCGCTATTCGCGGCTGACAACGAAATATATGTAGAGCAAGCAGGCGCAACTGCAAACATAGACCTAGAGCAGTTAGGCTCATCTAACATTATTGGTGGTCTCAACTCTATAGCAGGTACACTTACGCCGCTTGATTTAGATGGCCTTAACTTAACACTAGATATTAACCAGATAGGTAACAGCAATAAATTTCTTGGTGATATTTATGGTAATAATATAACAGGATTTTTTGAGTTTGATGGCGATAGTAATACATTCACTATACAAGCAGATCCAACAGATACTTATGGGATTGACGGATCAAACTACAATGTTGATGTAACAGGTAGTTCTAACACATTTACGTTAGATACTGGTACAAGCGCATTAAGTGAAAACTTAGACTTAGATTGGATAATCAATGGTGATAGCAATACCTTTGATTTTGATATTAATTATGATGGTGCTACTAGCTATGTTGATGTAGATGGGGATAGCAACACAGTAAACTTTACAGGAAGTGGATATGCAGGAGGATACTTCTATCTCGACCAAACAGGAAACAGTAGAACATTTAACATCATACAATCATCAACGCTTGCTGCTGATTGGCTACAGATCAATTCTACTGGGTCTAGCGGTACTGTTTGCGTCGTTCAAAACGACGGCGGAACAACAACCAGCTGTTGATGTAGGCAATATATCTGAGCTGACTGGTTCAGCACAGGTTGTAAGAGATAAGCCATACACAGCTACAGAGTCGTTTGATATACAACAAAATGATGAAGCCATTACATCTAATGGTCGTATGGCTATTACATTCTTAGATGATTCTAAAGTAAAACTGACTGAACATTCGCAACTTACTATTGACGAATATATCTTTGATCCTAACCCCAGCAAATCTAAAATGGCTATTACCTTTGGTCTTGGCACAGCTAGATTTATTACAGGTAGCCTAAATAAGATAGATAAAAATAATATAGATCTTAAAACACCTACAGCGAATATAGCTATAAGAGGTACTGATTTCACTGTAACTGTAGATGAAACTGGTCGCAGTTTATTAATACTATTACCTGATATCAATGGTTTATCTAGTGGTGAAATACTAGTAACTACAGCTATGGGTACAGTTACGCTTAATAAACCCTATGAAGCTACAACTGTAGATGTATATGAAAAGTCACCAAGTACGCCAGTCATACTAGACTTAACGCTAGAGCTAATAGATAACATGCTTATCGTAAACCCACCTAAACAAGAGCAAGCTATAGAAGAAACTATACAAACAAAAAAGAAAAATATATTAGACTTTGATGATCTTGATATAGATTATTTAGAAGAAGATTTATTAGATGCAGAACAAGAACTAGAGTTTACAGAGCTAGATATAAACTATCTTGATGTGAACTTCTTAGAAGATTTACTTGATGTCATAGACGCATTACAAGAAATACAAGAAGAGGATCAGTTAGCACAGGATGCAACAACAATTAATCTAGTTGGTACAAGCTTAGGTCAAGACTTAAACACACAAATCACATCGTATGTGACTGGTGAAGTTTTAACACTTATGCGTAGTGTTAATGATACTGCAAGGGTAGACATAGATTCATCTTCTAGTTATACAGTTATCTTTATACAAGATGGTGCATCAAAGGTGGTTAAAGTAAATGGCGGTACTGGTAGTATAATTAAGATCACACAGAGTGATTAATGAAACGACTACTATTCATCATACTTATAATACTAGCATTGCCTTTGTTATATCAGTCAACGCCTACAGAAATATTAAAATTAAAAGTCTTTGATTATTTAGTACCAAAGCAACAGCCTTCTGGGTACTTTACTATTCTAAATATTACAGAAGAAGATATAGCTAACGAAGGTGGTTGGCCGTTACCTAGAAAAAGACTAGGTGAAATACATACAGAGATAATTGCTAAAGGTGCTATAGGTGTAGGTTATGTTATTGGATTCCCACAACCAGATCGTTTAGGTGGTGACAAATACTTTGCAGAATCATTAAAGTATGGCACTTCTATATTAGCAATGTTTGAAAATCCTAATGGTGTTTATCCGCCAACAACAGGAACTGTCATACTTGGTGATGATGTAGGTGGTATGACTACAAATGGTGTCATACAAAATACAAAGATATTAACAACTTATGCACAGGAAGGTATTGCAACTGCACCAACTGATGTAGACAACTTAGTAAGAAGAATACCATTATTGTTAAGAACACCAGATGGATATGTACCTGCGTTTGGCACAGAAGTATTAAAAGCATTGGTAGATGCAAAAACATACGTTATAAAAACCAATGACCTTGGTATAGAAGAAATTAGAGTCAAAGGATTACCACCAGTTGCTACCGACAGTTTAGGTCGTAAGTGGATCAGTTGGGTAGATACACCACAAACTAATTTACAAGAAATGGATGTTGCTGGTAAGTTTGTATTTGTTGGCGTAACTGCTCCAGGCATCATGCCACAAATCGCAACTCCAACTGGATTATTAGAACCACACAAAATTCAAGCAGCATTATCTGAGTCAATCTTGATAGAAAATTCACCAAGGATTCCTGATTGGCATTTATTAGCCGAAATTTTAATTTTAGGAATTTTTGTGTCGCTGACGTGGCTTGTAATTAATTATCTCAGTATAGCTAAGGGCATAAGTCTCGCTGTAATTTTGCTCTTCACCACAGGCTTCTCAGGGGTTTTTAGCGTTCAGAAAGGTATTTTGTTGGATTTTTCATGGACTTTCATCTCTCAAATACTAGTTTCTACTATTGCTTTGTATTTAAGCTACAAAAAACAATATAAATTACGCCAACAGATAAAAAAACAGTTTGAACATTACCTTGATCCGAGACAAGTTAAACAATTACAAAACAATCCTGACTTGTTAAAACTTGGTGGTGAGAAAAAAGAAGCAACATTTTTATTTACAGATGTTAGAGGTTTTACAAATTTAAGTGAAAAGTTAGAGCCAGAACAAGTTACTGAAATTATGAATAAGGTATTAACTGCACAAGTGCGTTGCATACAAGCACACGGCGGTATGGTAGATAAGTTTATTGGTGATGCAGCTATGGCAATATTCTCAGCACCATTAGATTTAGATAACCATGAAGATAGAGCTATAGCATGTGCGCAAGATATAAAAACATCTATACAACAATTACAACAAGAATTATCAGAACCTATAGCTATAGGTATAGGCGTAAATACAGGAACTGCTGTTATTGGTAATATGGGTAGTGATACTAGGTTTGATTATTCTGCTATTGGTGACTGTGTAAATACAGCTGCAAGATTAGAGTCAGCAACGAAAGAAGTGGGTGTAGATATATTGATCGGTGAATCTACTGCAAATAAATCTAAAATTGAGTTAAAATTACTGAAACCAATAAAAGTTAAGGGCAAAGAAAAACCTTTGATTATTTATACAACATAGGAGTAATTATGCCAAGAGGTAAAGGAACATACGGATCTAAAGTAGGTAGACCACCTAAAAAGAAAAAAGTAAAAAAAACTAAAAAGTGAAACCATCATCTGCAAAAGCCAAAGGGAGAGCTTTGCAACAATGGGTAGTAGACAAACTTGTTGAACTACTAGGATTTGATCCAGAAGATTTAGAATCAAGACCAATGGGTTCTAATGGTGAAGATATCATCATGGGCGTGCAATCTCGCAAACAATTCCCATATTCAATAGAGTGCAAAAATCAAGAAGCTGTGAATGTATGGAAAGCATACGAACAGTCGCAAGAAAACTGTAAAGATTACGAACCTTTGGTTATAATTAAAAGAAACAGAACAAAACCATTAGCATTAGTAGATGCTGAGTATTTTTTAAAACTACATAAAAAAGATGATTGATAAACTAATAGGTCCAGTCAGCGACATAGTTGGCAAATTAGTGCCTGATAAAGACTTACAAGCAAAGCTTAACCATGAACTTAAAACAGAATTACATAAAGCGAATATGGCACAGATTGAGATCAACAAGATTGAAGCTGGACATAGATCCTTATTCGTTGCAGGTTGGCGGCCTTTTGTGGGGTGGACTTGCGGCATTGCTATGCTGTACCACTTTTTATTACAGCCTATTATTGTATTCGGACTATCAGCAGCTGGACTATCATTTGACTTACCAAGTTTTGATATGGGTTCGCTAATGACTGTATTAATGGGTATGCTAGGACTTGGTGGATTAAGAACATTTGAAAAGACTAAAGGAGTATCAAAATGAGTTGGAAGAACTTTGTATTAGAAGAATTTGCTTGTAAACATTGTGGTGAAAACCAAATAGAGCATGAGCTTATAGACAAGCTACAAGAACTAAGAACAGAGTGTGGATTTCCATTCAAAATCACATCTGGTTATAGATGTGCAGATCATCCTGTAGAAATTAAGAAATCTAAACCTGGTACACATGCTTTAGGTTTAGCAGCAGATATAGGTGTTAGAGGCAAACAAGCATTAGAAATTATATCTAAGGCCAGAGACTTTGGCTTTACTGGTATTGGTGTAAACCAAAAGGGTGGCGCAAGATTTATACATCTTGATATATCTAAAGATTCACAAGGTAGACCTAGACCACATATTTGGAGCTACTGATGGAATTTGATGGCATGATGTTTTGGAATATTGTAATGACATTAGTATTCGCACCAATCATACATGGCATCAGAACTAACGCGACAGAAATGAAAAGAGTTGATATACTGCTTAATAAGACTCGCGAAGAAGTTGCAAAAGACTATGTAACTAAAGTTGAGCTAACAATCAGCATAGATAGAGTTATAGATCGTTTAGATAAACTAGACGAAAAAATGGACAAAATAATCAGCAAGTAATATGGCATATACATATAGAAAAAGGAATCCAGAAACAGGTGAAATAGAATTTTATCAAGATCCTGAAAGAACATTATTTGCTAATAACTTAGGTTCTATATATAACATTTTACCAGGTAACATGGCGAATTTAGGAAACGCAGGATACACTAGCGGTTTTGATTATGCGCGTTCTATAGCTGGCGGTATGCCAATGTCACAAGTTATAGCACCAGGTGTAAGCTATTCGCCCGAACAACCTATGGGTTACACACAAGCACAACTTAATGGTGATATACCAGTAGAAAAACCTGTTGCACCACCTCCGCCAGTTAGGGACGATCAAATATTCGTACCACCTGTAACACCACCTGTAACACAACTACCTGATGATCTTGGTTTCTTAGGCACAGGTATTGGTGGAGTAACTATACCTTTTGATAGATTGCAAATACCAAGACAATTGCCACAAATAGATTTGTCTAACATTGATTTTTCACAAATAGAAATACCAGAAAATGTAAGAACAGGATTGCAAGGATTGTTAGGAGTACCACAAATAGATCCTGAAGCTTTAAAAGCAGACATTTTGGAACAAGTACCAAGCTTTGATCCAACAGGTTTACAAACAAGATTGGGTGCATTGGAATCACAACAGATACCTGTATTCGACCCATCAGGTTTACAGGAACAAATCACGTCTTTACAGCAAAGACCAGGCTTTGATCCTAGTGCAATACAAGAGCAGATTACTGCATTACAACAAAGACCAGGATTTGATCCTTCTGGTTTACAAGAACAAATAGGTTTATTGCAACAGCAAGTTCCATCAAGAGATGACTTTATGTCAATTCAACAAGATATAGCTGAATTATCTGCAAGAGAAATACCACAGTTTGACCCAACAGGATTACAACAACAAATTAACTTATTACAACAACAACCAGGATTTGACCCAACAGGATTGCAAGAGCAGATAACACAAATTTCACAAAGGCCTGGATTTAATCCAACACAATTACAGCAACAAATAGCAGAATTGCAAACACGACCAGGTTTTGATCCTACAGGATTACAGCAACAAATAGCTGGTTTACAAGAAAATATTGGTCAGATAACACCATTTGATCCAACAACATTACAACAAAGACTTGGTATATTAGAACAACAAGTACCGACTAGAGATGATTTTATGTCCATACAACAAGACATAAACCAACTACAAACTAGACCCCAGTTTGATCCTACTGGACTACAACAACAAATTGGTAGTCTTGAGCAACAGATAGGTTCAATACCTCAGTTTGATCCAAGTGGTATACAAGAACAAATAAGCGCACTACAACAAAGACCTGGATTCGATCCATCAACTTTGCAAGAACAGATTACAGCTCTGCAACAAAGACCTGGATTCGATCCTAGCGGAATACAAGAACAGATTAGTGGTTTACAACAATCCATAGGTAATATACCTATGTTTGATCCAACAGGCTTACAAGAACAAATAAGCACGTTGCAAAGTAGGGAAATACCCATGTTTGATCCTACTGGGTTGCAACAACAGATCGCAGAATTACAAGGTAGACCTGGTTTTGACCCAAGTGGAATACAACAGCAAATCAGTGGTTTACAACAACAAATAGGTGGCATACCACAATTTGACCCAACAACATTGCAACAACAAATAGCTGCAAACCAAGCTGCTATTGCTGGTATTGATATACCAACATATCAAGCGCCAGACTTAAGTGGCTTTGCAACACAAGAAGATATACAAGCAGCGTTAGCAGGAATACCAAAACAACAACCTGATATATCTGGTTTATTGTCAAGAATATCTGAATTAGAGTCTAGCTTATCTGCTTTACAACAACCAACTGGCGGTCAATTTTCAATAGATCAACAACTACCTATGAGAGTATCATAATGGCAATATCACAAGACGACGTATTAAAAGCTGCACAAGCAGAACAATTACTAACATCAGATGTTTTTAAAGAAGCTATAGAGAATCTTAAAAACGAATACATTACACATTGGTTAAACTCAAGAGATATTAACGATATTACAGCTAGAGAAGATTTACATAGGTCATTATTACTTTTACCAGAGGTTGAAAGACATCTGCGTATCATCGCTGAAAAAGGCAAGCTTACTAGAGCAAACATTAACAAAATTAGAAATATTGGTTAATACTTCCCTTTCTACACATTATTGATATAAAATACTCTTAAATACATTTAAGGAGTATTTATATGAGCAATAACGGAAAACCGACTGCTTTACAAACTGATAACGAAGTTACTACTTCGATGTTTGAAAGTTTTTTAACCCCTGAAGAGGATAAGGTTGATGAAGCGGTCATAGAAGAAGTAGCAGAAGAAGAAGTCATTGAAGATGATTCTGAGTATGTTGAAGAAATAGATCAACAGATTGCAGATGAATTGGAAGATGACGAATATGAAGAAGAAGTTGAAGAAGAACAAACAGATGTTGAAGAGGAAGCTCCGCAACTTCAAACATTTACTGTAAAGGTAGATGGCCAAGAGGTAGAAGTCACGCAAGAGGAACTCGTCAACGGATATTCTCGTCAGCAAGATTATACGCGTAAAACACAAGAACTCTCTCAACAGCGAAAGACTATTGAGCAGCAGCAAGCAGAGTTAGCGCAAAGAGATGCGATTTATTCGCAGTTGTTACCGAAGATGGAAGCTCAATTAAAGGGCGAACTGGCTAACGAACCAGACTGGGAAAATCTATATAGTGATGATCCTGTAGGCTACGTCAGAGAAAAACAACTTTGGGATGAAAAAAAAGAAAAATTACAAGCTGTTAGCGCTGAACAACAAAGGCTTCAACAAGAAGCACTAGTTAAACAGCAACAACAGATTCAGCAGTTTGTTGAATATGGTAATAAAAGACTTCTTGAAATTATCCCAGAATGGCAGAATCCTGAGATTGCTGCTAAAGAAAAGTTGGCTATTCGAGACTATGCAATCAACAACTTGGAATATTCAGAACAAGAAGTTGAACAGGTTTATGATTATCGTGCTTTGCTTGGTTTAAGAAATGCTTGGTTAAACTCTAAAACAGTTGAAGCCACAAAGAAAAAACCAACACAAAAAGCACCAGCTAGAGTTGCTAGACCTGGTACTACTAACCGACCAAAAACGACAGCACCTGTGAAGAAAGCAAAACAAAAATTAGCTAAAACTGGAAAGATTCAGGATGCGGCTAAAGTATTTGAACAAATAATTTAATTTTATAGGAGTATATTATGGCGAAGGTCACTAATGCTTTTGACACATATTCAGCAACTGCTGACAGAGAAGATCTAAGTAATATCATTTACAACATCTCTCCAATGCAAACACCGTTTATGTCGTCAATTGGAAAAAGAAATATTAAGAACGTAGTGTTTGATTGGCAAACAGAAGTATTACCTACACCAAGTTCAGCTGGACAATTAGAGGGTTTTGAACTATCAAGATCAGCTTCAACAGCTACAACAAGGGTAAGTAATGTTGCTATGATTTCAAGCAGAGATGCAACTGTAACAGGTTCGCAGGACGCTTCAGATGCAGCTGGTAAAAGATCAGAAATGGCTCATCAGCTTGCTATTATGTCAAAAGCACTAAAAAGAGATATGGAAGAAGCTCTATGTCAAAACGGCGCTAAAACAACTGGTGATGCTACAACAGCTAGAAAAACTGGTGGTTTTGAATCTTGGATTACATCAAACGTATCAAGAGGTTCCGGCGGTGCAGGTGCTGGTGGCGGTGCTGCTCCAACAGACGGAACAGACAGAGACTTAACAGAGGACTTACTAAAAGGTGTTCTACAGACTATGTTTACTAACGGCGGTGAGCCAAACATGGCTATTTGTGGTCCACACAACAAGCAAGTTATTTCTGGTTTCACAGGTAGAACTCAAGCTAGACAGTTTGTCGATGCAAACACAGTTGAAGCTTCAGTATCTGTTTACTCATCTGACTTTGGTGAACTAAAAATTGTTCCATCAAACAGATCAAGAGAAACATCACTATTATTAGTAGATCCAGAGTTTGCTAAAGTGTCTTACCTAAGAGACTTTAAAACTGTTGATATTGCTACAATAGGAGATGCTGAGACAAAAATGATTGTGGTTGAGTATGGATTAGAAGTATCCAACGAAGCTGCACATGGTGTTGTTGCTGACCTAAACGTATCATAAGTTTAGTCAATAACCTTTAAGGGATGTTTCGGCATCCCTTTTTTTTGTGCTAAAATCTCTACATGGCTAAGACAACACTAATAGATCATAAGCAAGGTTATAAATCTGTATTTGCTACAGAGGATGATAAGGTTATTTATCACACACAACAAAACATACAACCTACTTTAGACTATGTTAAAAACTTGTCTGAATATAAACCTGGTAAAGATTTTAGGCATGTAGCTGAAATACCAATGGTTGTATATCAAAGAGCAGTCCGAGAAGGATGGGCGCAAGACTCAGCACAATGGAAAAAATGGTTAAATCATTCAGATAATAAACCATTTAGAACATGGAAAGGTAAAGTATGACATACGATGAATTAAAAACTAATATAGCTAATTTCTTAAATAGATCAGATTTAACAGATCAACTTGATTTTTTTATTGATGCTACAGAGGCAGAATTTAATAGGAGATTAAGAAACAAAGACATGATAAAGCGTGCTACTGCTACAGCTGATGGTCAATACATGAGCTTACCAACTGATTGGTTAGAAGCCATAAACATAGAAATTACATCAAACGACTTTAGACCATTATTCCAACAATCAATAGAATCATTAGATGTTTATAGAAAAGCTAATAACAATGTATCTGGTCAACCAATATATTATGCAATTGTAGATAACTCATTAGAGTTAGCACCTACTCCTGACTCAAGTTATACATTACAATTAACATACTACGGCACTATAGATGCACTTAGTAGTTCTAATACTACAAACTTTATATCCACAGGATATCCAGATGCTTATCTATATGGTGCTTTAAAACATGCTTCTATCTATCTAATGGAAGATGAAAGAGTGCCTTTATTCACAGCACAATTTGAAAAAGCATTAGAAGAAATGAGAATGGAACAAGAGAAAGCAGAATTTGGCAAAGGCTCTCTAATGCAAAGAAGAAGAACTTATGGCAAGTCTGGTAAAAAAATATATTATTGGAATAATAATTAGGAGACAATATGGCTGGATTTAGTGATTATTTAGAGGACAAAGTATTAGACCATGTGTTTGGTGGTAATGCTTATACAGCGCCAGGAACATTATATGTTGCTTTATATACTGTAGCACCTACTGATACAGGTGGCGGTACTGAAGTATCAGGCGGAGCATACGCAAGACAATCAGGAGCATTTACTGTATCTGGTACAAACCCAACAACAGCTACTAACTCAGCTGCAATTGAATACCCAACAGCAACAGCTGATTATGGTACAGTAGTAGCAGTTGGTATTTTAGATGCCTCATCAAGTGGTAATCTATTAGCTTACGCAAACTTAACAACTTCTAAAACTGTAAGCTCAGGTGACGTATTCAGATTTGACGCTGGCGATTTAGATATAACATTAGCTTAATAACATGGCCTCAGTAGGCTACGGATATGGTGGATACGGGAAGTCTCATTTTGGGACACCTGTTTTCCAAATCGGCGCAGCCACTATATCTGCAACATCAGGAGCTACCGCAACTGGTAGACAAATAGATAGAGGTCAAGCGACCATATCTGCAACTTCTAGCGTAACAGCAGTTGGCATACAAATAGATTTAGGATCAGCAACAATTGCTGCTACATCTAGCGCAACATCTGCTGGTGTAAGAATAGCGCTTGGTGCATCAACCATAAGTTCTACAAGTGCAATGACAGCAACTGGTCATCAAATAGACCGAGGTGTTGTTTTTGGACCAGCAGTATCAGGAATGACTGCTACTGGTAGA